ATGAAGGCTACCATGAAGAAGCCTGGTGGTGTATTTGGTAAGCCTGCAGCTTCGACTAAGGGTGGTGGAAGTAGTTCAATCTTCGGCAAGATAAAAGCTATGCAGAAGCCTAAGACACTGGCTAAGCCTCCAAAGCCTAGTGGTATGGTATCTGCTAGTTAACCTTGAATCGTGACTAGATTCACGCTGATGATACATGAAGATTGGAGACATAAAAATGGCAGTACTGACACCGAGATATAGAGACGCATTCAAACCAACACTGCTGAGTTCACCAGCACTAAAGGTGACAGATGAGCAGAAGGATTTCATCAAGGCTGTATTGGACTACGCATGTTCAGACAGTCAGTTCTCTAAGAAGGCATATGATGCCATCGTTTATATTCTAACGAATGGATCAGTTGCTTCGCCGGTTTTGGGTTTATTGAACCCCTCTAGTGCTACGATTGGTGACGCCAGCTTCACGTTGCGTGTGATTGGTACTGGATTTGATGCACAGTCACAGATCATTTGGAATGGTTCACCCGAACCAACGACGTATGTTAGTGCCACTGAATTGACCACTACGGTGAACATGGCTACAGCCACAACCCCCGCCGCTATCCCGGTCAGCGTGTACAGTGGTAGTAGCGTAATGTCGAATGTGCTAACATTCACTCTTTCAGCTCCTGCAGCTAGGGGTGCCGTCACCGCGAAGGGAACTGACGCAAAGGCCGAAACAAAAGTTGAAACGAAGTTTAAGCTTCCGAATGTAGAAGCTAAAGAAAAGTAATGCCTGCTAAGAGCGAGAAGCAACGACGATTCATGCAAGCTATGGCTCATGGAGCTAAGTCTACGCTCGGCAGTAAAGGTCCGAGTCCATCTGTAGCTCGTAAGTTTCTCGAACATAAGAGCGGCTCGAAAGACTATCGCGGTGAAAAGAATGGAAAACGAACATGATCAGTTTGTTAATCGTTCTAGTCGTCGCCGGAGTTGTGATGTACTTGATAGAGAACTACATACCTATGGCCGAGCCATTCCGGGTCGTCATTAGGATTGTTGTAGTTCTCTTGTTGATTTTGTACTTGCTCAGGACATTTGGGATCGTTGACATTCCCCTCCGTTAAAGTTGATTAGATTCGCGCTGATGATACATGAAGTCACGCTGATGACGCATGAATTAATATTAATCCGAGCCGAACGAAGTGAGGCGAGGATGACACATGGAAACTAGTAAAGAGATCCAGAATCTTCTCAAGCAAGTAGTCGAGCATTTCGATGCTGAGGATCGAAGTGTTCGGGAGAGACAACTACGCGAATGGCGTAGACTCAAGCTACTCTGGGAGGGATTTAGTCGTGTTTGGTACAGCGAAGTAGCTCACGACTGGAGAGTGTGGGACGAGACAGCAACCGGGAGTGATACCGACCAAGAGTTCTACGACAAGCCAATAAATATCTTTAGAGCCTACCTTGAAAGTATCATTGCTGCTCTTTCAATTACTATACCTGGGATTAAATGCTTTCCTGATGACGCCGAAAATCCACTAGACCTGATGACCGCGAAGGCTGGAGATAAGATTGCGCTACTAATTGGTCGTCATAATAATGTTCCATTGCTCTGGTTACATGCTCTCTATCTGTTCTGTACTGAGGGTATGGTTGCTTGCTACACCTATCCCCGCGAAGACAAGAAGTATGGAGAGTATGAAGAGAAAGAGTACGAAGATGTAGAAGAGGAAGCCTATATCTGCCCGTACTGCAATGCTAGGCTTGCTGACGATGTGATGAGTTCTCATATCGCTGACGAATTCGGACCTGGCGATTCAGATGTAGCACTGCATGATCTAATCGTGACTCAGGGCAAAAGGTTGTGTCCGGAGTGTGCTAGCCTTCTAGATCCAGAACTACAGAAGTCAAAACTAATTATTACTCGTCTAACTGGTACTACTAAGAAGGCTAAATCTAGGGTCTGCATGGAATGCTATGGGGGGCTATATATCAAGATACCCTCATATGCTTGCAAGCAAGAAGACATTCCTTATCTGTTCTTTAGTTATGAAACGCACTACTCTAATGCTATTGCGAGGTACGGAACACTTCGGGATCAGATGTCTCCCAGTGGAAAATCTGGCATATCCGCGGGAGGCCAGTATGATCCGTATGAAAGCTGGTCGCGCCTCAGTCCACAATACCGTGGTGAATTTCCCATAAATAATGTCACGGTACGTAACTGTTGGTTGAGGCCATCTGCGTTTGAAGTCTTGAATGAAGAAGGTGCAGCTTTACTACGAAAGAAATATCCTGATGGTGCTAAAGTTGTATTGATCAATGATTTATATGCTGATGATTATAACGAAAATTTAGATGACTCTTGGACCATCATGTATGATCCGATGAGCGACTTCCTTCATAAACGACCGATGGGCAGCTTATTGGTCAACTGCCAAGAAATTACTAATGACATTATCAGTCTCGCGCTTCAGACTATCGAGCATGGAATCTCACAAACATTCGCAGACCCAGGTGTTCTAAACTTTGAACAGTATCGTCAAACTGAGGTACTTCCGGGTGGTGTCTATCCGGCAGTAGCTAAATCAGGTAAAGCATTGGGTGACGGATTCTTCGAGACTCGCACTGCTTCACTAAGTCAAGAGGTATTGCCATTCTTCCAGCAAATTCAACAGCTTGGCCAGATGGCATCTGGTGCTTTACCTTCATTGTTTGGTGGGCAGATAGAAGGATCGAAGACTGCAAGCGAATATTCTATGAGTCGTGCGCAAGCATTGCAACGCTTGCAGAATACATGGAAGCAAGTTACTTATTGGTGGAAGGATACTTTCGCTAAGGCTATTGTTATCTATATCAAAGAGATTAAAGAGGATGAGCGACAGGTTGAGCAAGATGAAAAAGGCAACTTCATTAACGTATTCGTACGTATTGCCGAGTTAGAAGGTAAATTAGGGCGTATCGAGCTAGAGGCGAACGAGAATCTTCCAGTTACGTGGTCACAGCGTAAAGATACGTATATGAAACTCTTAGAGCAACAGAATCCTGTGATTCTTGAAGCTTTGACTGCACCTGAAAATATTAAGAATTTGGTCGAAGCTATCGGCTTGGAAGATTTCACCGTACCTGGTCAGGATGATGTAGACAAGCAGCATGAAGAAATTCGGTTGCTAATCAATTCTGAACCAATCATGCAGCCTCCGAACGAGCAACAAATCCTAGAAGCGATGATGGCTGGTCAGCCTGCGAATCCTATTGAATTGCCTTCAGTTGAAGTTGATTATGAACTTGATAATCATACAATCGAAGCGGGTATTTGTAGGAGTTACCTCGTAGGACCGGCTGGACGGCTATTGAAAGTCGAGAACTTAGATGGTTATCGTAACGTTCTGTTGCACATGAAAGCACATACAGAAGCTTCCAGAATGAAGGCTATGGAAGATATGATGCGACAGACACAAGTTCAAGTAGAAACTCAAAATCAAACGACCCAAGGAATTCAGGAGGGTCAAGAATCTGCTGGTTCTAACCAGCCATTATCGGAGAATGCTAATGTCAGCACAGGACAGTGACAGCTCAGCCGCTAATTCTGGGATAGTAGAAGATAAGGCATTAGATAAAGATGCCATTATTGATTTGTTAGGTGAAGAAGATGCGGACAAAGAAGAAACCATCGACCTTGCAGGTGAGAAAAAGTCTGAAAAGACTCTCAAAGCAGGAAGCGAAGGGGATACCGAGCAAACTATTGAAGATGAACTCGAAGAAGAATTAGAAGAAAAGGAAATCGATGAGGAGAAGCTAGATTTAGTAGCTTCACCTTCACGCAAGGAAATCCTAACCAAATATCCTACGCTATTCAAGGACTTCCCACACCTTGAACGTGCGTTCTATCGTGAGCAGAAATACAGCGAGCTACTACCAACCATTGAGGATGCCAAAATTGCGGCGGAGAAGAGTGAACTACTCGATAGTTATGAACAAGAGATTCTCACTGGTTCGACGGAATCTCTGCTTTCAGCCGTTCGCGACGGTGATAAAGCTGCATTCGCCAAGGTTGTAGATAATTATTTGCCGACATTGTATAAAGTCGATGAAGGTGCGTATTATCATACTATTGGTAACGTCATTAAGCATACCATCATTAGCATGGTCAAAGATGGTAAAGAGCAGGCGAATGAAGATTTGAGCGGTGCAGCAGCTGTTCTGAATCAATACATTTTTGGCACTACTAATTTCACTCATCCTCAAAGGCTTTCGAAGGATGAAGTAGCTAATCCCGAATTACAGAATAAAGAACAAGAGATTGACGAGAAGGAGAAAGCATTCCTTCAGAAGCAATACAATACTGTCAGCGAAGACCTCTCAACTAGAGTAGACAACGTATTGAAAGCTTCAGTTGACAAAGCCATTGATCCTCATGAGTCAATGACTGAGTATGTCAAGAAGAATGCTACTCGTGAAGTTCTTCAAGGATTGGAAGAAGTCCTTGAAAGAGACACTAGATTCAAGGCAATCTACGATAAGCTCTGGGAGAAAGCATTCGAGAATGATTTTGACAGAGAGTCTATGGACAAGATCAAATCAGCCTATTTGTCCAAGGCAAAGACTGTTCTGCCAGATCTCATTCGCAAGGCTAGGAACGAAGCACTACGTGGTACTAAAGGCAGTACGGGAAGAGATACTAAAGGACCACTTCCAGTTGGCAAAATTAGGTCATCCGCGACCACAAATAGCGGAAGAGCCAATTCAGGAAGCAAGCAGATTCCAAAGGGAATGTCTACGCTAGATTTTCTGAATTCAGACTGATTCCAGATAACTATGAGTTCCATAGACATGGGATCGGGTAATGAGCTGATGACTATGAACAAACAGTTAATCAGCGAAGCTGGAGGCTCTCATGGCAGTTGTTGAATCTCAAGTCACTGCGCTTGAACTTGAACGGGTAATCCCTAAAATCAGGGTTCTATTTGATCGTGATGACAAGTTCTTCTCTAACATCAAGAAGCGTGATGTTGAGAAGATCAGTAATAGGCAGATGCGCGTACCACTAGAACTGCGTCCTGGTGGCTCATTCCAGTACTTCAATCCTGATGGCGGAGATTTGGGTCGCGGTGGTGGACCGACGTTTGACAAGGCTGTTCTTACTAGTGTGTTCATTAGCGAGAACATTGAATACACCAAGCTCACTCAATGGGCTACGGATGATGACCGTAAGGCTATCATCAATGGTGTGCGTCGTTTGACTGCTACTGCTCTCGACGAAATGCGTCGTCAGTTAGATTCTCAAATGATGCAGGCAGGAGACGGTGTTATCGGCACGGTAACATCTGACACCCCCGCAGGTGGATCAAATGTGCTTGTGTTGACTACTGATGGATTTGGTGCTCGTCTGATGCGTTATGGTCAGACAGTTCAAATCTTTGATACCACGTTGGCAACCAATCGCGGTTCAGGTGTTATTACCGCATGGGATGTGGAGAATAAGACTGTTTCAATTACTCCACAGATTGCCAGCGTAGTAGCTGGTGATAAGATCGTAACGGCTGGTATCACCACTCCTACCAGTTTGCCAGCTTTGTATGGTGTTCCTTATCACCACAGCAATGCTTCGACTGGCACTTGGCTTGGATTTAGCAGGAGCACCACACCTGAGATTCGTGCCAATCGTGTGAATGCGGCTAGTGCTGCATTGACTTTGCCACTCCCAAGGCTTGCAATCAACAAGATAGGGAATCGTGTGGGCATAGAGCATGACTTCAATCCTAATGCATGGATGCATCCTGCACAGAAGGCTGCTTACGAAGAGATCGGACAGCTTGTTTCGATCATCAATAAGAAGCCTTCAGAAGAAGGATTGAACATGTACTTTGGTGACGGTATGCAGCTAGCTGGTGCATCCGTCAAGTGTTCATATAACTGGGACAAGACGAGGATTGACTTCGTTACTGACTCAGTTTGGGGTCGCGGAGAGATTCTTCCCATTGGCTTCTATACCACTGATGGTAGGAATATCTTCGAAATTCGCGGAGCTAGCGGAGGCGTAGCCACTGCGGAAATCTTCTACATGGTCGTGGGTATGCAGACCTTTGTAAACAACCCTGCTGGTTGCTCATATATCGACAACCTAGCAGTGCCCTCTGGATACTGAGGTACTACGATGCCAGGAACAGCTACAGTTACCGGAGTAATTGGACCAGCACGAGCCGTTACGGCGACAGTATTCAATAATCTTTCTTGGTTCGCGATTGATACGGCCAAGGAGATTCTGGATATTGAATACAACAATAGCGGTAGAGTGGTTCGTCAGCAGATTGAGATTGCTGCTGCTACGACTATCACTTGCACGGTCAGCACGAATGTCTACACTCTGACAATCAGCTAGGTAGTCATTAGGTGGAGGAGGGTAAAAAATGATACCTGGAAGCGTAAGTAAACTGAGTGAGTCAACAGTAGCATCTGCTGACTCAATCACTGTTAGAACTGATCTGGTCCGCATCACTGGCTCAACTGCGATCAATACCATTATGTGTCCACTCATGGGCAATAGCATAATGATTATTCTCGTTCCAGTTGATGGTGCAGTAACGCTTGGAACTAGCGGCAATATCCTTGTTGGTATTGCAATGGCTGTCAATCGTTGCGTCACTATGGTGTGGAGCAGAGCAGCGGCTAAGTGGTACATTGAGTCAGGAGTTTAACAATGGCGATTGCCGCATCTGATTGGCAGAATCTTTCAGCTTGGTCACAAACAGCGCCAGTAACACTAGCTAGTGCAGCTACTCTAGTACCGACTACGTTCTTGACGGTACTAACTGGTAACACAGCAATCACGGCAATCACGCCACCAGTCGCACACGCGCACATGATTGCGTTGGTTTTTGCTGGCACTGCCGGGATTACGGCTGGCAACAACATTCTCAACACTAAGGCTTCAGTTGCAAGTGAAGCGATGTTGTTGGTTTACAATCCAACGACCGCTAAGTATATTGCTGTAGGTTAGTTGAAATGGAGGATGGTAGTGATGATTTATTTACTACCATCCTCTACTGGATCGTCAAGGTGAGTCTGATCATTTGCGTTCTCATCGTGATTGCCGTTTTCGTGCTTCTCATGACGAATCATAAAGAGTAGTATCATGGAACTTACAGAGAAAATCGAGACAATCAACCGTAGTTTGGTTGACTTATTCGGTATAGATACTATCACAGGTGAGGCTATGTGGCGGGTTGTTTTTAGTGAAGATCAGTTTGAACATCGTCATGGAACGTATGATGATTATACCAAGTCTGGCATTTATATCCGTACTGTTACTGAAACTAGATTCGTCCCAAAGTATAGGCAGTGGGTGCAGCAGAAATACGTCCTGGAAAGGCTAGTGTTTGTACCAGAAGTTAATGCTGGAGATCTTCCAGCTGCGAGGCTTTCATACGAACCAATTTACGTATTTGAAACGAATTCTAAAAGGTATCTTCCTCCCAGGCTAGATGCGTGTAAGTTTGTGGTTGATTCCGTATTAGCGGCGCAGGGCAAATCCAGTCTTGCAAAGTACAAAGATCCAATGTCTGGACTTTCGCAGGAAGATTACTGTGAAATGAAGAGCGAGGAGATTCTGACTTTGCAAGAAGAACTCTTCGGTAATGAGACTGATACCGGAGATGCGCTTGCTCATGGAGAAGCGATAATCGTGCCGCGTAACGAATTCAAAGGAGAGAGTTAATGTCACCCGTCATCGGTCAGTTTCCGTTGCTATCGGAAGTAAAACGCAGGACTATTCGTGCTCCTGTGAATCCTTTGGATAAGTCTACGATTGTTTCGATATTTCCAAAATTCATTTCTGAACGCAAACATACAATTCAGCCTGGCGTATTTGAAATTCTACCTGGAAACTATGAAAGTCCTTCACTTTTAGTCGTAGGTTCTAGTTCATGGTGGAAGGAGATAGATGACCAGCAACCGCTCCTAGAGATCCCACACTCTAGTATTCAAGTTGCAGACTCAATTGTGAAGGATTACTGTAATGGCCTGATAGCTTGCGACATGTCGGATAACATGCCCGGCCTATTCTTTATTCCAGGTGAAATTAGCTTAGAACTCCTTCTGAAAGACCACCAGAAAGAGCTAGATATTGCTAGAACTAAACAGCGAAACTGGTATACAGCTTTGGTTCGCATGGCTGATGCACTCTGGTCGAGGAGCATGGGGAATCCACTCACGATTAGTGATGAAATGAAAATTGCGGCTAGGGATCTTAATCTTGTGAATAAAGAATGGCTTAAAGATTCACAGACTATGGATTTAGTTCGTTGTGCTGCATGTGGACACCTTAAGAATCCTCTGTATCCTGTGTGTAGCAATTGTAAGAACATTACAGATCCAGCTAAAGCTAAAGCTTTGGGTCTAGTCTTTGCTCAGTAGGAGTTTACGATGCCATTCGACATGAGTCGTTGTCCACAGAATGAAGAAGAAGCTTATAACTGGTTCTATGCAGGAATTGGTAAGACTCCAGGAGCACCAGCAGATGATTGGGAAGCGGTAATGACCAACTGTGGACTACCTCCTGGATTCGGTCCGGGAGTTAAACCTACAGCTTCGATGCCGTTCTTTGCATTCACACAGCAATTCTCTGGTGTTCCAAAAGGACGTTTGTTTCTTCCTTCTGATCAACCTGATGAGAATGGATACTACACTCGATGCATGCAGTACTTGGAAGACTCTCCTACAGTTCCAGGTGGATTGATTTGGGGTTGGTATCTTGCTGGACCGAATAATCCATACGTTCCAGTTCAGGGTGCTAGCAATGGGGTGCCAATTCCGGGTAATGGAGTAACGAGAGGAGAGCTTTATGCGATTCTTGCAGATTACTTCAAAGTCGATGACAAGCTCGCACTTGAGGTAAATTCAGGTAAGATAATCTGCGTAGAGAGCGGCGGACCAACGACTGATAATCAGCCTATCGTGTTGACTTCACGCAGCTCAGTCGGTCCTTGGGAATCTCTCAGAATGAAGAGAGGACAGTGAATCATGGGCTCGACCAGTCTCACTGCTGCTAACGTCATGGACAAATCTGCTAGTCTAATGAACGACAGCTTGAGGACTGTCTATACCTACACAGCTCAGATGCCGTACTTGAATATAGCTCTGAACGAGTTACAGGAGCACTTTCAATTGAACAACATTCCTGTAACTTCACAGACTTCGGCAACAATAACAATTCCAGCAAATACATTAGCAGTGAATCCAGTAGACGGTGGAGGCGTGGTCACTCCCCCTAATTATCCAAGTGATTTGGTAGAAATACAGCAGATTGGTGAAAGATTAAGTGGAAGTTCAGACGCATTCATTCCATTGACGAGAAGAGACAATGTTCCGCAGACTGGTGATTTGCTTAGTCACTCGTTGCGAGTCTGGGCTTGGGAGGATCAGAGAATTAAATTCGCTGGTGCTACTAGCATTAGAGAGATTAAGCTAGATTATATCAAAAGCTTATTTGCTGAAGTCACTAGTGAAACAGCAGTACTTGGTGTAATCAATTCAGCTAGTTTCCTGCACTTCAGAACTGCCGCTCTCTGTTCGCAGTTCATAGGTGAAAACCAGAGTAGAGCTTCAGAATTGGATACCTTTGCCATTCTTGCTTTGGACAGAGCTACTGGCATATCAACCAAGGCTAAGCAAAGTATAAACACTCGGAGGAGACCATTTATGGCATCGTACAAACACCGAGGATTTGTATAATGCGTGATCACGCTCCTATCACGATAGAAGACTTCAACGGCTTATGGCAGCGCGGAGATCAAGACGCTTGTCCTCCGGATCATTTCCTCGAATGCACAAATTGCCAATTCTTTGAAGGGGGTATACAAACAAGGGACGGGATTGACCTGTTCCAAACTGCTGGAAGTTTATCAAATATTTTACGTATACAACCGTATAAAATGATGAATGGTCTAACACTTTTAGTACTAACTGAAGGTGGGATAATTCATCATGTGGTAAGTGAAAGCGTTACATATAATGCTATCCTCACTAAGCCATTAATGACTGATTTTAATGTGGTTTCTTTTGCGGGTAGAGCCTATATCACCCCATTCTTCACAGATTCAAATGGGATTGAGAAGGGGTTACAGAACGAATTTTTGTATGTTTATAAAGGTGATGGGGTAGCAGCTAGGAAAGCTGGTGGTAATCCACCCGTTGGTGCTTTGATAGTGAATGATGGTGCGGGCGGCAATATGGATATGGGAACCCACCTCTTTGCTGTCGTTTTTGAAAGCGATACTGGCTGGTTATCAGCTCCGGGAGCTTTCGCCCAGCATGAGTGTACTGAGAATGTTACTGTTAGTTTCTCGGCTATTCCTGTGAGTTTGCAGTCTCATGTTGTAAAGAGACATATTGTTGCTACCAGGATGCTCAAAGACTTTAATGGGGATCTCGATGGTTATCAATACTATTTCATCCCAGGTGCTACTCTGAATGATAACACTACAACTGTATTAGCTAATGTTGGATTTTTTGATATCGATCTTTTAGAGGATGCAAGCCACCTAATCGACAATTTCACAGAGATACCTGCGGGAGTCGGCTTGTGTACGTATCATGGCCGTTTATGTTTGACAACGACGTATACTGATATTTCTGTTGCGTATTTGTCGGAAGCTGGTGAGCCGGAAGCTATTAATCAAGTGGACGGACTTTTAATTGTTCCATTGGATGGCAATCCACTAACTAACTGTCAAGAATTTCGTGACGTCTTATACCTCTTTAAACCTGTTCGATGTATAGGTTATCATGACAACATGGACGTTCCAGCAACTTGGCAGTCTTTTGTCGTTGATGAAGCGAACGGCGCACCTGTGCATGGAGTTGCTACAGTTCTTGACTCGGGTGGAGTGAATGTAGATTATCTGCTAATTGCTAATTACAACGGAATCACAGTATTCAATGGTGGTTACGTTGAGCCAGTGTTGACGTACAAGATTGACGATTTCTGGTTCGACTTGGATCGCACTAATTTTCGTAAAATCGAGATAATCAACGACACTATAACGGCTAGGTTTTACGTGATTCTACCAACTGGTAAGATTCTGTTCTGTGACTATGATAATGGCATGACTCACGAAGCAGTCAAATGGGCACATTGGACTTATTCAATTTTCGTAACAACAGCTGAAATTATTAATCTGAATGTCATCGTTCTTGGTTCTAGAACTGTTGCTTAAGAAGTAGGAGCTTAGATGCCTTGGAAGTTATCAATGCAGTTACTAGATGACAGTAATGTTGTACTTATAGGTAAAGATGTTGTTATTAGTAGGGAGAATTGGAGAGTTCCTCTAAAGATGGAAATGGCATCATTTGAAGTTGAAAATCCTACTGTTGACTGGAAGAGATTTTCTGCCATTCTAGAGAAGGTCTAATCGTGGCCGTTCCAAATTCTACATTTGAAACTGCTATAACTATCTCATCGCTACCATT